CTGCATTGGCAGGTCGCCTGCCAATGCCCGCTCTCGACCTCCTGCCAAGGGATCTCAGCGGTCGGGTCGGCCGCGACGATCTTGCAGCCGCCGGCATGTGCGAACGGCCGGGTGGGTCCCTTCTTCCTGAGATCAAACATGATGCTCGCTCTCCTTCCGTTTCGCGACCGTTACGTCGGGTCAGTGACGCCGCATCACCCCACCCCAGTCGGCAGGACAATCATCGGCGTCTCGAGAGGCCCGAGGCGCGTGACGCCGTCGTAGGCGATCATCGCGGCGAGGACGGCGGCGATCGGCGCGCCTTCGGCCACGTCGAGATCCGGCCGGAGTCCGGAAGGGCCCGCGATCAGGCTCAGGTTCGCGACGTGCCGTGCTAGAACGGGGTCCGGCGCGTGCGTCAGTCGCCCCTCGACCGTCGCGTCGGAGAACGCCTGCCATTGCAGCGCGAGACGCTGCGGGCTTCGCGGCACCTTCGTGACCGGCAACCCTTCGTCGGCCAGCTGGAGCAGAACCCAGCCCCAGTCGGCCTCCGAGCACAGGAGATCGGGCACCGAGTACCGAGCCCACACGGCTCGGAGCTCCTCGGCGACGTCGACTGGATCGACGCGCACCGATGACTCCCAGATCCGGATCGGGAAGACGTGGGGCTCGTCGACGGTGCAACCGACGATCGCAACGGTGTCGCGCTGACGCGCCGCGGCGAAGCAGACCACGACCTCAGTCCCTTCCGGTACGTCGCGCTCCCTCGCGGCGCTATCCCAGACGCCGGAAGCGAAGGCGACCGACCGCGTCGAGGTCCATTGGCCAAGCCGGAAGCGCCGGAACTCGTTCTCATCGGTTGAGGCGACCGCGGAGGCGAAGTCCTCGGCGTGCAGGAACGCGCCGAGCGACGGGTTCGCCTCCGCCCACGTCTTCGGGTCGGTGTGGTCGGCTCCGGGATCGGCGGGCTCCCACGCTCGGAAGAAGAACGTCGGATCGTCGAGCTCGCCGGCCTGCACCTTCTTGCCGTGCTGATACAGCCGCCAGGCGAGCGAGGCGCGCTCCCAGCCCGGCGTCGAGATCCCCACGATCATCGGGTGCTCGCGGGTACCCGAGCCGAGGCTCATCGCGTTCCACAGGCGATCGTTCGGCTGCACCGCGACCTCGTCGAAGACGACGAAACTCGGCTCGAGCCCGAGTTGCAGGCCGGCGTCGGCCGAGAGGACGCGGAGGACCGTGCCGGTCGACGGGACCTCCGCGGAGTGCTTGTAGAACGTGAACAATCCGCGGAGCTCGGGGTCAGCCTCCACGATCCTCCGGATCTCGCCGAAGGCTCGCGATGCCTGCATCCGGTCGCCGGCCACGAAGTAGATCTCCCCGCCGAGCTCGCCGAAGACCGCTTCGTAGAGCGCCACGCAAGCCATCAGGAACGTCTTGCCGTTCTTCCGAGGCATCTGGACGTAGGCCCGCCGGTACCGACGGGAGCCGCCCTCCAGCGCGAACAGCTCGCGGATCAGGGCCCGTTGCCACGGGATCAGCTGAACGAGCTTGCCGGCGCGCGGTCCTTTCGTGATGCGACAGTGCCGTTCGATGAACTGGCAGACGAAGGAGCCTTCGCTAGCGACCGATCGCATCGGCCCTCCTCGCCGCGAGCTCGGCGAGGCCGGAGAGCTTGCGGACCTCCGTGAGCCCGAGCCGTGCCCGGTCCGCCGGCGTGAACCCGCAGAGGCCGAGGTTGGTGACGACGCGCTGCTCGAGCTCCCGGACCTGGGCGACGGCGGGGTGGACGCGGATCATTCCGCCCCGCGTCTTGAACGTGACGCCCTCGCGGTCGACGATCTCCTGCCAGCGGGTGATCTCATCGATCTGGCGGCAGAGCAGCTCGAGGATCGTCACGTCACCGGGCGCGAGCCAGTCCGAACCGGCGTCCCAAGCTCGACGCCATGCCACGGATCCGGCCTCGGCGATGCCGGCGGGCGGAGCGGGCGCAACGTCTCGCGCCGGTACCACGGAAACCGGCGTCGGTAGCTTCCGCTTGCCGGGATTCCCAGCTTTCCGCTTCCGCTCGGCGGGTTTCGGAGGATTCGGCATGGCTCAGGAACCGCCCTCCACATTTCGCCTCTGAACTGCGGCCGACCGCGTAGCCGAGGCGGTGTACTCCTGGAGCGTGATCGGGAAAAAAAACGACGTCTCCCCTTCCGAGCCTTGCCGAGCCGCGCGTCGGTCTGCGTCTTTGTCCGGTGGCACCGATGGCAGACGCCGCGCAGGTTCCGACGATCGTGCGTTCCTCCGAACGCGATCGCCACGACGTGATCCACCTCGGTGCTCGGCGCACCACACGCACAGCGCGGTTCCTCGGCCAGCACCCGCGCACGGAGCTTCGACCAGCCCACGCCGTAGGCCGCTGCGGGTTGACCACCGCGCCAGGCAGGGGCGTGTCGGCGGCAGCGGCTACCTTGGAACGTCCTGCCCGAGCAGCCGGCCCGCAAGCACTGACGCGGCAGCACGGCGCCTGCGCGGGTCATGCGACCACCCTCGCCGAGCTCGGTGCGACAGTGACGCGCATGAGCGCGACGAGATGGGCGCAACGGCCCCGGCTCGGGCATTCGCACCAGAAGCCGCCGCGCCTGTACCCAAGCCTGTAGACCTCGGCTCCGTCTCCACGACACTCCGCGTCGATCTCGCGGCCATCGGCACGGAGGATCCTCAACCGAGCTTCGCCCAGGTAGCGGATCCCCTTGGCTTCGGCTCCTTCACGCATGAGAGGGCTCCCGGTAGAACGACTGGCACCGCATCGCGTTGCCGCCGTAGCCAACCGCCGCCGACCTGGCGCCGCACTCAGGACATGGCCAGCTCTGCTCCCCCGTCTCGGTCGCCGCCCGCTGACGGTTCCACGAATCGGGATAGACGGTCGGATCCGTCATCACGGTCCCCACCCTTTCTTCGCAGATTCGCTTCCTTCGCTTGGGTAGGACACGAGACGCGGCCGGCCATCGGTGGGGACCTGCTCCGTGCGGATCCGCCCCCGGATCTCAAGTGACCGACGGATGCGCTCGAGCTCGGCGGCATTGACGTGGCGACCGAAGACTGCGTGCTGCTCGCTCGCGTCCAGCCCGCGAGAGCCGGCGTTCACGATCGCCGCCAGGAGGCGGTCCTCCTTCCGGTGCCCGCTCCGGTCGCCGAACAGCAGCTCAGCTGAGCGTTCGCAGTACCGCCACAGCGACCACGCGGCCTCGAGGTGGTGGACCTCGATCGCGGGCGAGGCATCGGTCAAGGCGTAGGCGACCGAGAGGCGGAGCACCTGCGCGTCGGCACGGGCAATCGCCGCCCCGAGCAGGCCGTTGGCGTTCCGGCCGGCGTTGTCCCGGTAGATCTCCGCCCAGAGGCCCTCGGCCTCGCGGGTCCGACGAATGGTAGCGACCCTTCGAGCGCCGGTGAGGGCGCCCCGCAACATGCGAACGAACGAAGAAAGGGTCGGTTCGGGGACGTCTGCGCCCGAGGGCAGCAACTTCGATCGGCGAACGGCCGCGAAGAGGAACCGGTTCGCGAACCCGTTCATCACGTCCGTCTCGGTGAGCCGACGCCGGATGTCCTCGACCGTGGAGTGGGCAAGGATGCTGACGTGTGCGCCGGAAGCCTTGAGAGGCTGGTTCCGGGTCATCACCCGGAGGTTCCCCGTGTCGTAGGCCTGCCGCACGATCGCTGAGAGCGTCGATCCCTCCCGCGCGGCGACGGCGAGCGGCCGCGAGATCTCTTCCTCCACGACCAGCAGGCGAGGGTCGGTCGACTCACCGGCCACCGCCGCGATGAGCCCCTCCCCGGACGCGAGCCCGCCCCACACGCGCTCCCGCGACCAGTTCTCGTCGGCCCGATCGAAGACACGCGCCACCTGGCGCCGGGACGTGCCCTTCCGGGCCTTCGACGTCTCGCCGACGAGGATCGCGTTCAGCCTCGCGGGATGCCTCGATCCGTCGGCCATCGCGTGAGGGCCGGGACCGACCGCTGAGCCGAAGCTCAGCAGGAAGTCGACGAGCAAGCCGGCCGGATCAGCCTCGGTGTGCGGCTCCACCGATCGAACGAAGCCGCCTGCGAGGCCATAGAAGGCCCTGGCATCCATCTCCGGCCACCGCTCGGACGGTTCGGCTTGGGACTCGGCCGACCTTTCTTCGTTCGTTCGCATGCGGCCATCGGCCGTCGGGTCGGGTGCGAGCGTGTACCCAGCCTCGTGCAGCTGCTCGAGCGTGATCTCGAGCATCACGTGACCTCCTCTAGCCGCCGACGGATCTCCTCGATCTCGTCGGACTCGCGCGACCAGCGGCCCTTGGGATCCACGAACCAGCCGGGCACGACCCGTGGGCCGCTCGACGTCATCGCGATCCGGCCCTCCGCGACATCGTGAGCCTCGAACCACCGGCCGTCGGGGCTGCGCAGCCAGTTGGGACACGCCGGATGCGCGTACCAGCCGTCCTGGCGCCTGCGCCAACCGTCTCGTCCTAGCGGCGCCCACCGCTCACGCGTCGCCACGGCGACCCTTCAACAGCTTCTCGACCTCGGTCCATCGAGGGCCGGCTCCCCCTCGACGTGCGAGGACCGCGATCGGCAGTGGATGACCTCTGAGGCAGGCGGCGGACCTGATCAAGATCGGTTCACCGCAGATGCGACAGAACCGGTGCTCATCTGTCGGAGTTGCCATGGTCAAGCCGTCTCTTGGAGGAGCCGCTCGAGCGCCGCGACCGGGACGAGGACCCGCCTCCCCATCTTGATCGTCGGAAGCTCGCCCCGCTTCGCCGCCGCATACGCGGCGGACCTGCCGATCCCGAGGATCCGGCTGGCTTGCTCGACGGTCTTCGTCTTCCGCTCGTCCGGGACCGCCGCGTCCTCGTCGTTCTCCTCGGTCGGCCTCGCTTCTGCCGTCCCCTTCTGCACCGTTCACCTCCTGCGGTTGTGTCGCCGCTAAGTCTGGCGCATTGGCGTGAGTCGTGCTACGTTACGGTGCGTCCGATAGCGTGAGCCGTGCGTGAGATTGGGGAGGCGGCATGGAGGTCATAGGCCGGCGCACCGCCGAGGAGGATGTCCTATGGGCGCGGGGACGCGCTCGATTCGAGGACGGAGCGATCGTGATCGACCGCTCGACGCTCAGGGATTACCAGGTCCTCGAGGAGGGCGAGCAGGCGCATTGGAAGCTCGGCGCGATTCGAACGCCTCAGGATGCCGTGGACTTCGCGCGACGCTTCGGGCTCCTGCGGAGCGGTCGAGGGACCGAGCTCCGGGAGCCGTGGGCGGACTGGGAGGCGACCGCGCACCAGGTCCACGCGATCCTCGTGACCGCTCAGAGCCTCCGTCTCTCGGGCCGCGGCGATGACGAAGCCACCGAGTACATCCGGACGATCACCAGCACTCGCGAGTGGCAGGCCCTATGGCAGGCCTCGGCTGCGAACGACCACGAGCGCCGGGTGCAGGCTGGCGCCTGGGTCGCGGAACAAGTGTCGACCGGCCTCGCCAGTACGCCGTTCGGACTCCGCGCCCATGCGGAGATCTCCGGCGGGCGCGGTGGTGCGCCGGACGTGTTCATCTACTCCCCGCGGCCCGAGGACCTGATCGGCTGGATCTACTACGGCCTGGCGCAGACGCTCACGAGCGGTCAACCGATGCGCCGCTGCGAGGGGTGCGGGGTCATGTTCCCTGTTCACGATGCGCGCCAGCGTTACCACGACAAGCAGTGCGCGCAGCGTGCGCGCTACCACCGGGCATCGGAGAAGAGGGGGAAGAAGTGAGAGGGCACATCGCCAAGAAGCGGGACAGGTACTACCTCGTGTTCGACGTCGGCTCGAATCCGGCGACCGGCAAGCGTCGGCAACGCTGGCACTCGGGGCCGGATCGGAAGGGTTGGACGTCGAAGCGCGCGGCCGAGGTGGCGCTCCGGCACATGCTCACGGACCACGACGAAGGAGCCTACGTCGACCCGGCCGCGGTGACGGTCGGCGACTACCTCGAGGCGTGGCTCCCGGCGATGCGGCTGCGACCCTCGACGATGAGCGTCTACCGCGTCCAGCTCTCCGCCTACGTGCTCCCGCGCATCGGGGCGATCAGGTTGCAGCAGCTCACGTCCGAGCACCTGAGCGCGCTCTACGTCGAGCTCGAGCGAGCGGGCGGCCGGGGAGGCAAGCCACTGTCAGCGAAGACCGTTCGCAACGTCGCCGTGATGCTGCACCGGGCGTTGGATGCGGCCCTGCGGCGCACTCCCCCGCTGATCGCTCGGAACCCAGCCGTTCACGCCGAGAAGCCGAAGCCGCGCCGGTACGAGCTTCGACCGTGGTCGGCTGAGGAGACCGCCACGTTCCTCAACGCCGCCGTGGGCGATCGCCTCGCCGCGGCATTCTGGCTCATGGCGAGTGCCGGGGTTCGACGGGGCGAGACGCTGGGCCTGATGTGGCGCGACCTCGACCTCGACCGCGGGACGGCGTCCATTCGCCGGGCGCTCGTGCTCGCCGGAAGCAAGCCCGTGATGTCGGAGCCGAAGACCGAGGCCGGGCGCCGCTCGATCCCGCTCGCCACCCAGGCGGTGTCGGCCCTGCGGTCACATCGCCGGAGGCAGACCGAGGAGCGGCTGGCCTTCGCCGACGTCCACGTCGACCAAGACCTCGTGTTCGCCCAGGAGGACGGCTCCCCCATCCACCCGGATCGGCTGCTGGATGCGTTCCACCGGATCTCCGAGGGAGCCGGGCTCCGCCGCACGAGGCCGCACGACCTGCGGCACGGCTGGGCGACGCGAGCGCTTGAGGCTGGCGTCCCGGCGAAGGTCGTCCAGGAGGTCCTCGGCCACCGGAGCGCGATGGTGACGCTCGACGTCTACTCGCACGTCGTGCCGAGCATGAAGGCGGACGCGACCCAGCTCGTCGCGGACCAGTTCGGCACCGATCGTTAGACGATCCGTTAGACGGGAGCGCCCCGGGCGACTGTCGCTCGGGGCGTTTCTGCGTGTCGGAGGGGGGATTTGAACCCCCACCCTCTGTGAAGAGGACTAGGCCCTCAACCTAGCGCGTCTACCAAGTTCCGCCACTCCGACAGGCGTTCGCGCCGGATGCTACCAGCCCCTATGGCGTCCACTTCCAGGCCAACCAGAACGTGCAGAGACTCCACACCACCGCCGTGACCAC